CCTAAGAGGCGTCAAACCTCTTTCATCTTGAATGTTTGGATCCGCACCGTGCTTTAATAAATCTTTCACGTTTTCTATATGATCATTACCAACTGCTGTCATAAGAGGCGTTCTGTTTCTAATAATACGATTGTTTGTGTATTTCTTCATTTTGCTTATATTGTTATCTTGTTCACTGTATATAAGACAAAAATTTAGATTTTATTCAATTTTATATCTTATTCACCATGACTTCCTTGATAACTCCCCTAATTATTTTGTCCTTGAATTGTTTACATTCTTGTTCTCCTAACCCTCCTAATACGGCTTGAGTCAACCGAATATATTCCATATTATCTGGAGAGTCAAATACTTGATATTCTGGATGTTTATCGGTCCATTTGTTCAAATTTCTACAGTTTTTGTTGGCGACTTTTCCTATAAGACTCGATATTTTTTCCTTAGAATTGTTTTCTTTTGACCATTCGTCATTTTCTTTGATATACAATGTTTCACGTTTCATATCTGTACAATGAAGGGGTCGTTTGTAAATGTCTAATTCTTGTAATTTATTGATCAAAATACGTGAAATTCCTCCCACATAACCCAATCTTCCCGTTTCAGTAAGGTCTTCTATATCTAATTCCATATTTTCGATAAATTCCGACATATTTATCGCATCTTTGCATTGTTCATTCAAGAAAAAATTCAGATTGAACTTCTGATTGTTATTGATTGTTTGATTATTGTTCATTGTTGTTGGTTTTTGTGCCAATTCGACCAATTGTTTATTTTGTTCTATAATTAGTTCTTTGAATTCTTGATTTTGCTTTATTAGTTCCATCATAGTGGTAATCGTATTTTCGTTCTCTATCGGTATATTTAGTTCTTTGTCGTCTTGTATTAAAGTCGTCATCTTATTCTCTTCTATTATACATTTTTGTTTGTGTTTCCATAAACCCATACGAGAAGTGTACTGCTTATCGCAAATGTCGCATATATATTTACTATTCAAATCGGCATTTTTTTCTGTAAACTTTTCTGTAAACTCTGTAAACTTTTTATGTTTTGCAGTCAACAAATGTTTGTTATAATTACTTTTCTTGCTGCATTTGAAATTGCATATTTCGCACCCAAATATTTCGGCATTTTTCGGCATTTTTTTGTAAACTTTAATGCTATAAATAGTTTACATAAAAAATGCCTAAATAGATTTTTTCAAAAATACAAAAAAAAAATATGCAGCCAAAATTTTCAGCGAAAAATCAAAATCGCTGCATTATGCTGTGAACCCGTTTTTTGCGTTTTTGAATTCAAACTTTGTTTTGGAAAAATGAAAATTGGACATTTTTAAAAATGTCCAAAAGTGAAAAATCCTTGACAAAGTTTGAAAATGAAATTGCACACTTTTTGGAAATCCCTATAATTATTATATGTTCTCAATATAAATATATATGAATTCTTTTATCGAGTTATCTGATTTTATAGATGAAATCCGTCCAGCGAAGCCAGTGTCGTTCGACCGATTTATACAATCCTATAAAGTACGCGTAGGCAAGAAAATTGTGCCATTGAAAACCTATTTGGATAAAAAATCATTGAAAACGGAGAACCTTGTATTATTATTTCAAGATATTTCGAATATAGAATCCTATTTAGAACGTTTTTACAATATGTCTTTACAAATCAAGGATGAAAACGTCCATTTTGGAGAACATTACAAACCAATGCCTATTCAACAAATAAATAATAACAAAGAACCTTTGTTGAAGAACCTTATTCGCAATTTACATTATAAAAACATATTGGAAAATACCAAATCCGGAATAGAAAATGTTCCTACTTACATGGATGTATTGAAATCCTTATTGCATGATAAAATCATTGATTACAAAATTCTTACACCAAGTTCTCTTCATTATATTGAAAAACGCCGATTCGGTAGCGTCTTGTCTTCTTATTATTTTAGAGCATCCATTTTGAATCCATACGTGATTTATTCATTGAACGAGAACTTGCTGAAAGGTACTAAGATATTTACTCCTACATTGGGTTGGAGTTCGTATGCATATGGGTTTTCAGAGTCTCCTATGGTGAAAGAATACGTTGGAACCGATGTAATTCCAGATGTATGCAAAAAAACGGATCAATTACTAGCAGGTTTGTATCCGAAAATCAAAAAGGATATATATTGCAAACCGTCTGAAGATTTGGCAAAAAGTAAGCGATTTATGAATAAATATGAGAACCATTTTGACGTGGTGTTTTTCAGTCCGCCTTATTATAAACTGGAATTGTACGAAGGAAAGAATCAAAGTACCAATAAATACAAGACTTACGAAGAATGGTTGGAGAAGTACTGGGATGCAACTATTCAGTTATGCCGTAAAGTTCTCGTTCCCGGTGGTAAATTGTGTTATATATTGTCGGGTTACGGATCATCAAATACACGAGAACAATACGATTTAATCAAGGATATGAACGAAATAACCAATCAATATTTCAAACAAACCCATGATTTACCCATGTATAACAAAAACGTGCATGTAACTACACATAAACAACCTAGTGAGCGTATTCTCGTGTTCTCATAATTTTTGAGTGAATAATATGTAATGTTCTCTTATTTACATATTATTTTTATTGGTTATTCGATGTATTTTAGAATTTCTTCAGGATATTCGAGGTCTTTTAAGACGCGAATGCCCCCTTTTAACGTCGAAATTCCTTTTTTTAATTTATATGTATAATTAAATTCACCTGTGTTCTCTACGTCTACTTTCATCAAGTAGTTCTTAACTTTTTCATCTTCTTTGAATGACTTGCAAATTTTGAAATAGTGAGTAGTCAATATAAAATCGACGTTCGAGAACCTGGACAGATATTTAATAAACGCTTTTCCGGCTTGAGATGCCTCATCTGGGTTAGTTCCAGAGTATAATTCATCGAAAATACAGAAATGTCGAGAACCTAGGTTCTCCGAAATATGGTCAATAATGTGTTTACAACGACGAGATTCTGCTTGGAAGAGACTATCCCTTTGAGACGTATCTGGGATATTGAGATACGAATGAATATATTGATATGGATGTATAGTTGCATTTTCATAAAATCCACAACCAAGTTGTTGAGAAAATATAATATTGAGGGTAGTTGTTTTCAAAATAGTTGTTTTGCCTGCCTTGTTTGGAGCGGAAATAATCATGTTGTTTGATAAATCGCAATTATTTTTCACCACGTTCTCGCTCATCAATGGTGGATAATATTGTTGTTTGATACTGGTGCTATCATCATTGCAATATTCCGCGTAAGACAATTGTTTAGACTGAATATTTTGATATATACCATACATGTTGTTCAAGTATCCCTCAAATCCAAAGGCAAATATCATTGTTTCTTCAATTCCCTGGTTATCGTGCAACTCATAAAAGCATCGAAGCATATATCCATTGGTAGTATAATCTTTTAACGATCCAGAAAAATGAGGAATGTTCTCGATTAATTGTTTGATATATTTCATATTGGATATATGTCGTGTAAGTTGCTCGTTAAATGTAGAATAAGTCGGGCATTTTTCGGATAAACAATGGAATCGAGACATTTGTTCAATAGAACGACTAGAAAAGTTCTCTATGATTTTTAATGCTTGATTAATTTTTTGCACATTCTTGTGATATTTGACACATGTATTTATATTTTGATATATTTGTAACCCATACAATCCACATGTGAGCAACAAATAAACAAAGTTCTCCGCTGAAAAATTAGACAATGACATGATTGCTTTTCCAATAAAATGATGTTTGGCAAGTTGAGTCAAAATTTTGATGTAATTCGCAAAATCAATAGGAACGCCTTGTATTTTCAGTAAAACAAATGGAAATACCATGAATATAATTGGAATGATCAAACTAACCAAGGGAGACATAATTGTCATAGTAGAGAGAACCTGTAAAAACGGAGTAGAATAATTCAAACTTTTGAAACGATCCCAATCAACATAATTATATCGATCTAAAAATGAACGGTCTTTCTTCAACATTTTCCAGACTGGTATGATATGTTCAACATTTTCGTATGTTGCATATTCAAATGTTTTCATATTGCGCAAAATATCCTGAGTATCTTGTAAAAATGGAATATTGTCTGTAATTTGGTCGCTCCACAAATTCATTGTGCACTTACCAAACATATTTGTTGGATTTAGAACATGTTCGTACATACATTTGGTATTTTCATGCGTAGAAATCATCTCTAAGTCGTCTTTTACATGTGACTGAATAGGATAGAGTTGATTTTCTGGTAATAGACAAATAGGTAATTTGAATTGTTGTATTTCATGAAAAATATCATTTTGTTCATAATCATGTATAAAATTGTACGAATTATCTGACTTTCTGGATAGACCAAAATAATTATTTATGACGTCTGATACACTCATATATGATATTCATGTATTATGTTTTACTCGTGCAAACGAATAGAAGAAAATAAATGCAAATTATATAAATACAACATTTGTATACTTTACAACGATTTATGCTAATGCGATATACATTCCAGGACTATGATCAGGTTGCTCCTGAAATATCAGATTCAGCATTATTGTCTAATGAAACTCTAAAAGATTTCGAAGAACTCTACAAATTAGTAGATGATTATGTTGCTACACTACCTCCTCTTACTTTAAATGAATATACCAATTATGACAAGAAGAAGCAGCGCAGACATTATAAACATGGTAAAAAGTATGACAATCAATCTCAATGGTCTCAGCCATTGAATTTCAAGGCAACCATTATGGAGAAAAAGGAAGGGATTGACATCAAATATAACGATTTAAGAAGCACATTGAATAAAATAACTTTGAAAAACCAAGACTCATTGCTACCTAAAATTATTGAAATAGTTCATTTCATTATGAATGATGAATGTGAATCCGATGAAGACGATGAATCAAATGACGAACAAGACGGATATACACGTATTATGCAGGTGTTATTAGATATAGTAAAAAAGATGAATGGTGGACACGAAATATATGCGATTGTGTTGAAAGAGATGATACAATGTTATCCCAGTTTCATTACTCAAATGAGTGAATTTATATGCACATATAAGAAGAGCTACGACGCAATTGTAGATATTGATGCAAATCAAGATTATGATGGTTATTGTGATTTGGTAAAATGCAATGATTATCGACGTTCAACAAGTAAATTCATAGTGCATCTAACAGAATATAATTTGATAGGTACAGATGAATTAGTATTAATTATCGAGCAACTATACGACACCGTTATGACAAGTATAGATGTGGAATATAAAACGGTACTTATCGAGGAAGTCACGGAAAATCTATTTATATTTATGATTCATTCTCATTTATTATTGAAATCTCATGATAAATGGGATGTATTGATTGAAAAGTTAAATCAATGTAGTAAACTGAAGGCAAGAGAACATAAGAGTATTTCTTCGCGAATAGTATTCAAATATATGGATATTCAAGATGCATTAAAGAAAATATAATAATGTCTACTGAAATATAACAGACATAAAAATGATATGTAATGATATATTATATATCATCATGGTAAAGTCGTTTATTCATCCAGATAAAATTCAATATAGCGACATAAAAGAAATCAATAATGACGATCTTGGACATGCTTCCACAATATACGAAATAGAGTATTTTGATAAACCTATTCAGATTGCATTGGGGCGTGAGAATCATAGTTACTCCAGTGAAAATATAGTATATTTTTCAGTATATTTAGTATCAAATGATAAGATACATTCTCGTATTGGTGTATTTGAAGTTGATTCAAATAAAATGATATCGATTATTGATGAAGACGGCGACGTGGATATAGATCAAGGTCATATTATTTTATTTGTGGATCAGCAATACATATATGAACATGGTAGCGTAAATGATGACCAAGAAATGCAAGAAGAAACGGTGCAAACCGAAAAAATCGACGAACTAACTTTCGTAGAAAATGATGAAAACGATTGGATTGCAAATTTTATGAAAAATAATCAATATCATATTGTTGATAATGAAGGTGGAGGTGATTGTTTATTTTTGGTTATTCAAATGGCACTTGAAGATACTGAATTACAAACAACTGTAGAAGAACTGCGTAAAATTTTATCCGAAAATGTGAATGATACCATATTTGAGCAATATCAATCTATTTATATGGGTATTCATTCCGAATTGCAGAATATAGAAAATAGTATGAAACATACAAAGGATACTATTCAAAAGTTCAAAAAACAATGTATCAATATTAGTAACAAACAAGAAAATAAAGCCATGTTGGACAAGATTACCGAATTGCGTGAAAACTATACCAAAATGAATAGTGAAAAAACTTCGGTGAACGAGTTAATGAATGAATTCCGATTTATGGAACACGTGAAAGATGTGGATGATTTGAAAAAATATGTAATGACATCCGATTATTGGGCAGACACATGGGCGATTAGTACGTTAGAGAAGAAGTTAAATATTAAAATAGTTGTATTTTCAGAAGAAGCATACAAATCGCATGATCTTGATTCAGTATTGCTTTGTGGACAAGATAATGAAGATACACAAAAGTCAAAAAATCCGGATTTTTATATTTTGACTTCTTATACTGGAAATCATTACACTTTGATTACCTACGACACTCGTAAACGATTTATATTTACATCATTGCCTAGTCAAATCAAATCGTTGATTATAAACAAATGCATCGAAAAAAACGCAGGTCCTTACTACTCCATACCTGAATTTCGTCAATTGAAAATGAAATTAGGTATTCATGTAGACGAAGGCAAACTGGAAGACCCAGATGATGAATATTTGAACGATCATTTGTACAATAACAAAACAATATTTATGTTTCATACTAATTCAAACGGCGAACCCAAGCCAGGGAAGGGGTCTGGTGAAAAGATACATAATGATGACATTGTTGTATTCAAAGATTTGATGTTGAAACATAAAAAAAATAATTGGCGAAGACAGTTAGATGACAGTTATTTATCACCGTTTACATTAGACGGTCATCGTTGGAACAGTGTAGAACACTACAAATTGGCATCGCAATTCAAAAAAGGTTTTCCCGATTTCTATCATAGTTTTTCTTTAGATAGCGATAGTGCCATCTCTAAGGATTTGTCCAAAGCGCGCATTGCTGGAAGTAAAACGGGCAGAAACAAGGACAAAGTCTATCGTGAACGTCATATCCAAATTGACCCAGATTATTATGAATTTGGTTCGAATCCTCGACATGAAGTAGAACGATTTGAAGCATTGAAGGCGAAATTTTGTCAAAATCCGGATTTGAAACATATGATTCAAAATACATATGACGCCAAATTAATGCATTTTATTCGAGGACGTGAACCCGAAGCGGATGTATTATTAATGAAATTGAGAAAGGATATTGATAAATTATGTTCTCAATAGTCGTTTTATATATATGATTCCTGGAATGATTATATAAAAAATTGATTAAAGACAACATCAATACTATAAATACAGTGATAACACATATTTATTATTGCATATCATGAGTTCCCTATCTTACGTTGACGAGCAGGCCAATCAAGTGGCTTATGAGAAACCTTGCGTTTATTTTACTACTTCCAATTTGGTTGATAAGGAAGGTATGATTGAAGAATCATTGAGCTTACGTATGACTACTCTTCCAAAGGGCTATACCGATGAGGATAGTGCGAAGAAGCTTTTCGAAGAAGTACTTCGCATTGGAAAGGTGTCTAACATTGTCATTGCAGAGAAAAATTTCTTTAATCGTCGATTGAATACAAACACGGTGACACATAGCGCTACTGTAGATTTTGAAACATGCGAAAACAACAATGCAACCAGACAGCTTATTCAGCATTTCCATGATAACAAACACACGAAACTGTCTATTGTAGCGAATGATCAGTTGTACTGGGAAAATGGTGAGCCCATGACTCATTTGTCTGTTAGTAAGAATATGTCTTCTATTCAGTCATTAACAGGCGTTTCCAAAGAGACTGGCGACAATGTTCATCTTGAGTTGTCTGATGACGACTGGAAGAGTGTGTACATTCCATTTATCCCTTCCAATATGTTGATTGGAACACCCGACGGGTCTACCACCAGATTTATTCCAATTATTCGAGATTATATTGAAACGACTCTTCGTATTGGTAAGGTATCTCGTGTGGATTTCGTCGACCGTGAGTTGGAAAATGGAAGCAGAGGTAAGGCGTTATTTGTACATTTCGAGCATTGGTATGACCATGAGTACACCAAGAGTTTCCGTAACATGTTGGACACTACTGGTCATTACAGATTCAAAGGAGAATACAATAACGGTGTCTTCTGTAAGCTGTATGCATTGAACGAAGATGGTGACAAGGTTCCTGGATACATTGTATTCAAGATTAACCATAAGCCTATTCCTGAAGTAGAGAATGAGGTAAATGTTCATCAACTACAAGCAGCCAACGTGTTCTTGACCGAAGAGTTGGAGAAGAAAGTGAAGGAAGTGGAAGAACTGCAAAAAGAATTGGAGCGTTACAAGAGCATGAGCAAAAGTATTCAAAGTAAGACCGCTATAACTGACGTAAACGCACTTTAATGATATAAAATAATTAACAAAGATAAAAATAGCAAAATAACCAAATAAAAATAAAAGGTACGAATTGTACTTTTTATTTTTAACAGAGACCATCATTTCCCATGGGTATATTCAAATAATTCATATGATCATTGATACTTGTACAATGAAGAGGTGCACACGAGTCTGAACATGACGGATCTTCATCGTAGTTATCGTTACATTCAGTATATAATGTGTTTGATTTATCGTACCATATCTCGTGAGATATATGCTTATATCCGAATAATTCTTCTGGGACATGTGGAACAACATCATAATAATGGGTAACGCGGGTAGATGCGATGTTACATTCCAACATGTAATTAGAAAAGTCATCATTGCCCACACGAGGAGAACCAAATGTAATTAATGAATACACACGATAAGGTTGCGTATAATAACAAAAATCAAACGCAAATAAGGTGGCAATCGAGGCACCAAGCGAATGACCAGTTAATAAAACATCATTCGTATTGTATTTCGCAACGAGTTTATTCAAATGGGTATATAAATCATCTTTTAATGCATTGTATATTTTATAGAATCCGTCATCAACTTTTATAGTTTTATCATCATACGGAGTTATTTGTTTGATTTGCAAATTATCTAACCAATTTTGAATATTAGATGAACCGCGGAAGCCAACAAACAGCGAGTTGTATTGATTATTGTACCCAATGATAGCCAATTCACTTTCGTGTATTATTTTTGTCTCATAGGTATTATCCTTTGTGCATGTAGCACATGACCATTCATCTAAATTGGACATACAATAAGATGATTGAGAAATGTTCAATGCAGAATGAACTAGACCAGAATTATAATTTGCATAAGCAAATGATACAAACTGTAATAAGAAAAGAATAAGTAACATCGTATAATAGTTGTAGAAAATAATAAACGATAATACTTACATAATTTATCAATATGTATATTTGAAAAATTGATTACGTTATTTGCATACAATCGAATAGTACAAAAACAACAACAACACCAATATATGGGAATAAAAAATTTAAATAGATATTTAAGGGATAAATGCTCTAAGAATGCGATATATAAAGCGAAATTGTCTACGTTTGA